TGAAATGCAGGTCTTAATTCACCTTTTGCAATATCCATAGAATTTTTATAATCATCACTAGATACTTCTCCAACACCGTGACCTGTAAAGTTGTCTGTTATAATACCATTTTTAAATCTATCAAAACCATCAGCGTCTTGAATTTGCATAGACTTAGCGTCTGATTCTAATAAAGATAATTGAGTGTAGTATTCCATATTTTCTACACGCCTTTGTATTCTACCAATATCTCTCATTGTAAATCTTCTGTTATCTACAGCTTTTATTAATACATCACTTGTATTAAATGTGTATGGTGGTAAAGTCACATCATATAAATGCATACTATCTTTTAATTCATCTGGGAATTGTGGTTCAAGTGATGAAGCACCTGTAATAACTCTAAACAATCCTGAAGATGTTAAATAAACTCTTCCTTTTTTAGCAAGATAATATTCTAAATCAGCAGTGACATCTGTATTAATTTTCATAACTTCAATTGTTGAAGCACCAGTACCATCAAACGATCTATCTTGAGCACCAGAGTCAATTGTTGAAGCATTGTCAACTCTTGGTCTAAAATCTAAAACATCCCTTAATTCAAATTTTTCACCAGTTACATCTGAAGTATAAGCAGGTATATCACCATAATCAAAACCAGAATAACTATCTACACTAAAGAAGTTTCCAGTACCATGTTCAAAATAACTAAATGTAACCAATAATCTACCAGTTGGTGCTAATGCACCTGTTTTTCTTTCAAGACGAGCAATGTCATAAAAGTTATCTCTTTGACCTGAATCTAAAGTAAATCTATCGGTAACATCTGTATCACTTGTTGTTGCAGCCGTACTAAAGTCAGCAGCCATATGTACACTTGTTAAAGTATGAACATCTGCTTTTCCTAAACTAATTGTTGTTGCAGTTGCAAGTGCTTCTGTATCAATTGTTGTTGTAGTATCAGTTGTTGTTTTTGATTTTGCACCAGCAACTGAAGCAGAAATTGTAGCAAGAATCTTAATTTTGTGACCATTGTATCCACTACCTAAATCTATTGTTAATGTTTTACCAGTTGGTGATCCACCAAGTGTAAAGTCGTCACTAGTTGAAAGCGTAAGAACATCACCAGCAGAACCAGTACCACCAGAACCTGTTGTCATAATAGAAACAGAATAATCGTTTTCTGTAAATGCAACAAAAACCTCATTTGTACCAGCAGTTATGGTTGCAGTTCCTGAACTTGATAAAGTGGTAACAAATTGTCTTCTAATTTTTAAACTTGTATCACTAACACTAGAGTTGTCAGTTGTTAATAATGTTTTTACAACATCATAAGGTAATCTTGATATTGCAACATTTTTATCAGCGTCTTGTAATTTTGTTCTTTGTCTAGTTATACTAGCAGCAGTTGTTTTTGTATTTTGTGTGACACCAACAGCAGCAGTTACCGTAATCTCTCTATCGTTTGTAATACTTTCTACAATACTTGTAACCGTATCGTTATCATCATCTTGAAATGTAATTTGATCTCCAATTTTTAATTCAGTTGTAAATTTAGTTCCTTTACCAACTAAAGTATTTTGTGGTTGACTTTCTAATATTAAGTTTGAATTACCTAAAGTATCCTCTAAAACTAAATTACTTCCTACATCTGTATCAGCAGCAGAAGCATCCAATAATATTTCATCAACATTACTTGATAATGTTCCTGATATAACTTTATTATCTCCATGAGTTGAATCTAAATCAGTATTTGCAGTAAAGGTAGGACTTCCTGCCATTGAAACACCTTTAGTTTGATGAAACTCTTTTTGTTCAAAACCTTTACAACCTAAAGCATTAAATTGAACTGTACCTGTTCTTGAATTAGTAGGTGCAGTTATTGTTTCACCAACAGAAAACTCACCTTTAACATTACTTAATACAATGTGAGTGTGACTTGCAGTACCGCCAGATGTATATGTGCCAAAAGAAGCACCATCAACAGCAGCTGGTATTGTTGTTGCAGCTGATTGAGCAGTAAATAATTCAAAAGTTGTTGCAGTAGGATTTTTTACAGTAAAGTTAGTGCTGTTTATATCAGTCATACCACCAACACTTGCGATAGCAACTTGTTGACCTTCAGTAAATGTATGTCCACCAGTTGTAATTACAACAGGATTTGATTTACTTGCACCTGTAATATTTGTAGCAGTTGCAGTTGATAAACTTTCAATTACACCAGTTGCACCTGAAGTACCACCAGTTAAAGTATCACCTGTTGTTAATGCACCAGACATAGCACCTGACACATTGATATGAGCAAACATTACTATATCAAATAGATAATGTTTAAAAGTTGTGTCGGTTACAGTTGAACCTGATAATTCATTTCCTGTTGCAGAACCAGCACTATGTTCAAAACCTCTTGACTTTGCACGACCAATATCGTATGCTTGTTGTACAGCAGTTGCATAAACAGTACCTCTTGTTTCGTGTGCTGTATCTACTAATCTTACTTTTTTAAATGCTTCTGTTTCTCCAGAAACAAATCCAATATCAGGTATATTATATACATTGGTAACATTTACAAAAGAACCAATATTAAATCTAGTTACCGTACCACTTGCAGTTTCAAAATCTCTTGCCTTATCTACATCAACATAGGTTGTTCCTATTTTTGTAATTTCATATCCTTTAACATATGCTTTTCCTTGAGAAAGACCAAATGCTAGTTTACTTTCAGCAGCTGTATTACTATCTCTTGATGTTGCACCAGCAGCATATATACCACGATTGTTTCCATCAATTAAATGCTCTCTTACATCTAAATCAAAATTCTTAACAGCGTAATCACCAGACTCGTCAAATGTTCTTCTTGCTAAAGTATCTTCAAGGATACTATATTCAGTTGCCATAACTTTATTGTTTATGACACCATCCTCAATTCTCATTAATTCAACAAAACTTGCGTCAGCAGTTGATGATAAAGAAAGTTTTGCTAAAGTTAAATCTATTTTAAATCTATGAGCACCAGTTGCGTTTGCGTTTGATGAACCAGTTGCGTTATCTAATAAAGTTGTGTCGTCTGTTGAAGTTATAAATGTTTCTGTAATTGTTAACCCAACACGATAACTTGGAGTAGTAGTATATTTTTCTAATACTAATGTTTGTTGATCTACATTTACAAAAAAACCATTTATGTAATATGTACCAGCGTCTATGTTTACAGCAGAACCAGTGACGCAAGTTGAAACTACTGCTGTTGAACCACTTGAATGACCACTTGTTATTGTTTCGCCATCTGTAAATGTACTAGCGTCATTAGCAGTACCAGAGTTTCTATATTTAACAAATAAAGTATCTGGATCAGTACCATCAGTTGCAACAGTTCCTACAACATCAGCAACAACGCCAGAAGTACCACCTGTTAAAGTGTTAGCATTGTAATTTGTTAAAGTACCAGTAAAAGAAGTTAGTTTAACAGCAAAATACTTATTGTCAAAAGATATTTGACCAGGAATAACCATAGCACCATGCTGAAATACATGGTCACCAAATCTTTCAATTTGATTTTGTGTAATAGATTGTTGTGTTGTTAATTCTCTTGCCTGAACAGCGAACGCTGGTCGGTACATGACCCTATGAAACTTTTTACTCTCGGTAAAGTCATCATAGTAAGGACTAACATTAAAATCAGTTTTACTTGGCATTATTTTCCTTTATTAAAATTCAATTATCAGCTTAATGTTTTCCGTTTGATCTGACGCCCTTGTTATTGGACTTCTTTCCTCCACATAGATTATATCTCCTGAATCAAATGCTAATTCTGGAGTTGAATATCCAGAACTAAACACCGTACCATTAGTTGTAGTTGAATTACTAGTGTTTGGTGTGGCACTTGCACTTGAACTTTGTCCTGTAATTGCGTTTGCACCACTAAAAGCAGTTTGGTTACCATCACTATCTGTTCCAACATCTGGAAATCTAGTTTGATACCAATATAAAATTTTATTTGTTGAATCATACTCAACAACTTTACCTACAGCACCAGTTGACGCCTGATTAATTTCTTCGTCAGCAGTAAATGTTCCTGAAACAGAAGAAAATACAGCAGCGTATAATTGTCTTCTTGTATCAGCACTTGCAACTGTTGTCGTTCCAGTATTATATGGATCTCTTAAAAGACCTATTCTTCTAAAGTCATTGGCAACACCAATGTCAGAAGTACCTTCAACACCAACAAGCGATTTGTTTAACATTACATAGAAGCCGCCTAATTCTTTTACAGCGTCTTTACCGTGACCACCTTTTGGTGGAATAATTACATTTAGATTTGCACCTGAACCAGCACCACCAGCGTTTGTAGCAGCGATAATGTCAGCGTTTCTAATATATGCATAAGTGTAACCTGTTCCTGCAGTTGTAACCGTAGCAGCTGAAATTGCACCAGAACTAATTGTAACTGAAGCAACACCACTTGAACCATCACCACGAATTGGGATAGCAGAAATAGTTGAACCTGAAGATGTGTTATAACTTGAACCTCCAGCAACAACTTCAATTGTATCTAACGCACCATCAACGGCAGCAGCTGTGACAGTTGAGTCAGTTGAAACATGAATGAAGTCAGTTGACATAAAGTTAAGAGTTTCAGCAGAAGTTAAAGAATACATATACTTCCATTTGTAGTTATCTGAAGTTGTAAAGATTGAGTTTGATGTAGATGTTGGTTCTACTGTTGAAGCAGTATTACCATCATTATCAATTACTTTGTAAACAGCATAAGAGCTGTTCATTACTACAAAAGTTGAATCGAATAAATTTGTTGCACCACTATTTGCTGTATTTGAAGAACTTATATTATGTTCGTATTTGTCATAAGTTGTTCCTGTTGTCCAGTTTCTTCTTGGTATTACATGAGATACATCTGTTGAAGAAATAATTTTTGCACCAATCATATCGTCATAGTTATAAAATTCTGAAGCGACATCATCATTTGGTGTAGGTGGTGAAGCGTCTGTTCCCTCGTCAATAGTATTTCCTTGCACATCAGCATCCGACGCCCAAGCGTGTGCTCTTCCTACGAATAAGTAATATGTTGTAGCAGACGCTTCTGAAAACGATTCTACGAACTGCTCAGCATTGTTTATTCTAAATTTGTTTGTTATTATTGCTGCCATTGTTTTTTCCCATTATCTTTGTGTTTCTTTCTATTATTTATAAGACTTTTCTAAGCCGATTTAGTCACTTCTGTTGGAAATGCTAAATTAGTCTTATGATTAGGATTTGTTGTTGTACCTGTAAAATCAGATATTCTTAATGTCGTTCCATCTACATTTTCCTCTAATAAAAACTCATCTACTCCATCGTCTGTATCTGTTCCTGCAGTTTCATTAATTATATTAGAACCATCTTCTTGTATGATTTTATCTGTACCTGTATTTGTATTACCAAATCTTAAATTAGTAAAAGAATTAACTCTTGCACTAAAAGAGTCTGACTGAGGATGTTGTAAAACACCGTGTTCATTTTCTAGTATTATCTCACCTGCACCAGTACCACCTTCTAATGTGATTGCATTGTTAGCTGAAAACGCAGAAAACATAAATGTATTTAAACTTTTTATTCTAGGTCCTGCATATGCATAACCATTTTTTACATTATAACCTCTAACTGTATATGATGTATTTGTGTAAAAATTTGTTCTACTTCTTTTTTCAGTTTCTATTTTAGTTTCAGGATGTAGATTTAATTCTTTTTGTGTATTTGTGTTTGTATCTCTATAATCATTTTGAGGTTCAACTGCCACACCTGTTCTTGCAACTAATGATGATACTTTTGTTTTACCATCTAACTCAACACCATTACTCATAAACTTCAAGCCAACTCCTGTTCTTCTACCAAAGATAGTAGAGAACAATGTATTTAATCTCATGTAGATTGGACTATCAGAAGTACCAGAGAATAATCCAGCAGACAAAGTAGCACCAACTGGTCTTTTTACTTTTCCATCTAATCTTGTTTGAATGTTTACCTCTCCAGTGACATAAAATCCAGAAGGGTGAACTGCTCGTTTAATAGCGTCACGCCATTTGTTAATTGATTCTGAAACTCTAACAACATAAGAATAATCTTGATAGTATAAACTGTCTTGTATTTTTTTAGAACCTTCAGATATATGACCATCTTGATTTATATATTTTCCTGCAGTTGTAATTTGTGTACCAATAGTTGCAGTACCTGTTAAAGTATCTGCTTTTACAACCACAGCAGTTTGACTACCAGATGTTGTGACTGTATCTCCAACTTCTAATTCGCTTTGTGTTGCTGTATATTTTAAAAGAGGTGCGTCATAAGCAATTATTGTTCCTGTAGCACCACTTATATCTGTGGTAAATGTTTCATCAGCAGATATTGTTCCTGAAACTGTTTTAAGAACAGCGTATTTAGGAAATGCTAATGTAGGCGCTGATGTATAATTAATACCGTGTTCAATAATAGTTAATGAAGTTGCTCTACCAATTTCATCACCAAAAGGTATTACAGTTGCACCAGTGACATTTAAAACAGAAAAAGAAGATTCATTAACTAAATTTCCACCTTCTTCTAATTCTATTCTACAAAAATCATCACTTGGAGGTCTTACAAGATCAGTAAAATTATTTGCGTCTGTTTCTTGTAATATTCTTTCACCTGTTTCAAGAATAATAGTAGAACCATCTGCTCTTTCTTGAACAGGAAACAAAGCATCCCTTTTTATATTTGTGTTGTTTTCTAATCCAATAAATCTTGTACCGTCAATTGTTGCAGTTGGTAAAGTTGTATAACCAGAACCACTTGCAATCATTCTTATGTCAGTTATGTCACCATCACCTGAAGCATTTTGTTGAACAAGTTTATTTCCAGCGTATCCACTTTCAGCTGTTTTTTCTTCTAATACGATATGGTCAGTTGCTTCCATATTGTAAGGTTGATCTGGTTCACTTTGTTGATTTACAATGTATATACTATTTGATCCAACTGATTCCTCTGATAGTAAACCACCAGATTCATTTTCTAATGCTACTCTAATTCTTAAATCAACAATTGGTGTTGCAGAATCTAAAAATTTACCACCTCTTTCATTATCAACAGCATCCTCTAATAATAAATCACCTGATCCAGTTCCTGAAATTGTACCAGTTTCTAATTCAACATGAATATCTGTACTTCCTGATTCAGGAGCAAAACCACCATTAACAATAGATACTTCTGCTTCAGCAGTTCCTGAACTAAAAGTTAATTCATCACCTTCTTCGTAATTTTGTCCAGCAGCATTTACAATAACTTCGGTAACACCTGCACCAGATATATCTTGCACTTGAATTCTAGCACCTGCACCAGCACCACCAGATAAAGTTGCTTCATCGCCAACTGTTAATGTATGTCCATCATTTGTTATAACTGCTGTAGATAATGCTTGTGCTACAGTCACACCAATTGTCACATCTGAATCAGTATTATCTATACCAGTGACAGTTGCACCAGTAACAAAAGTACCTGTTATAGTTTCTAGGTTAAGTATGATCTCAATTATTTGTGTGCTACCTTCTTGAAACTTCAATACATTTTCTACGATTGCAGTTGCTTCGTTTACATCAGCGTCAGCAGGATCATTTGCTTGTGTAATAGTTTGACCTGTTAAAAAGATAGGATCATTAACAGATTGTAATGCTGTTTGTGTACAACGAATAAAAGTTTGTTTGTTCCATTTACCATCTGATACTCTTAACATATCATCTGTTGGAGTATAAACTTCTGATGGCTCGTTGAATAGCATTCTAAAAAATGCTTTGTGTGCTTTTGCTGTACCTTTTGCTCTGTATAATGATTTAATATTTTTAATTAATTTTCTTGTACTAAGCGAGTCATCTGTATCAGTAGGAATTGTATTAAGAAACTCCTCTTTCATTTGAGATAAGAAGTCGCTTATTGTATGGTCAGGATCAGAATAGTTTAATAACTGTTGAATATTCTCTACTGGATTAGCACGATATTTTTTTACTAATGCTGTTGCACCTGAAGTGCCACCAGTGACAGTTTCACCTGTAATAAAACCATTGTTTGCTGAAATGAATAATCTTGAATTAGAAACTATGTCCTCTGCTAATACAGTTGAAGTAGCACCAGAAGTTGAACCTGTAATTACTTCACCTTTTTGAAAAGAACCAGCAAAAGTATTTTGTTCATCTACAACTTTATCACCTGCGTCTAAACCATTTTTATTTGTTTGATTTAATAAAACATAACTATCAGTACCAACAGTTTCTAAAAGTATATTATCTATTGCTGTAAATGTTTCTAAAGTTATTTCAGCAGATTCCATAAACAGAAAGTAAGATGAAAGAAATTCTGTAAATTTAGGATGATCCTCTAATACAAATTGAGGAACTTGCTGTTTAATAAGTGTGGATAGTTTTTTTTTATTTGTCTTTTTTTTATCAGCCATTAATTACCACCTAATAACTGCTGGTAGTTGTATAACTTGTTCCTGCTTGTGAACTACCACTTTCTATTTCATCTATTGATCCTGTAAATGATGAATTAGTTGTATCAATAGATAGCACTTGATTTCTTACAGGCACTATATCATTTGAATCTGGTTGTACGGTTACTCTTATTTGTGTACTAGTTGCACCGTCAACATTTGAAATACTTGTAATGTTAGCAGAAGTTAAAATTATTTCTCCACTTGTATAATTAATTGTACCATAAGCAGAACTTGTATATATTCTTGTTGTACCACTTAAATAGTAAACTCTTATATTACCAGCACCATCATCATCTAAAAAGTGTTCATTAGTTGAACTGTCATCATTGATTTTAAATCCTGTTGATGAAACAATACCACCTGCTGATTTATTATGTTCGCTGTGTGGGTTGTAAAATGCATTATTAAATGATAAAGTATATTTTAAAGCCGAACTTAAAGTTGGTGTAATGTACTTGTACATTTTAACTTTTGTAATATTAGATAAAATTGCTGTATCAGCGCTATCAATTGTTTTTAGTGCTTCTGAATATCTAAACATACCTGTAAAATTCTCCAATGTATTTGTATTATAATTTGTAATAGCATTTAACACATTTGTTTGAAGTGTTGATACATCTTTAGTTGTTAAACTAGAATCATATTTAAAAGTTGTAGTTAAAGTTATATAAGTTGTTTCAGGATCAATAACCACAGGTGTTACCGAAGCAACAGCATATGATTTAAGACTTTGTACAATACTGTCTTTTGTTATTTGTGTTAAATTAGATCCTGATTTTGCTTTAATAGAAATATAAACTTTACCATAGTCAGGAGTAGCAGCGTCTTCACCACCATAAACTTGAACTGATTGAGCATTTGCATATAAACTTTTTACAAGAACTTTGTAATCGTCTGCTGTAACTGCTCTGTCCTGTGATGTATAATCTCTTGGTGCATTATATTTAATTGATTTAATTGTTTCAGGACCATCACCGTTAGCAGCATTACTAACTGTTGTAATAGTAACATTTGTAAATCCACCAATATTACCATTTAATGTAAATGAACTAGCACCATTTGGCTCGTCCCTATTGCAAGTTATATAATCTAGTATGACAATATTACCATCAGCAATTGCTTTTCCTAAAACACCATCACCAAAGTAAACTTCAAATCTTCCATTTTCAATTTCTTGTAAAAAATAAACTTTTGATGTATTATCTAATCCTGTGATACCAGCTGCTAATGTATATGTGTTTGTTGTAGAGTCTGAGGCAGACTCTTGAACTTTAACAGTTAAGGTTGTCGTGTCAACATTATCATTTGGTATAATAAATCTTTGGTCTGTATCAGAAGTGTTTGCTGTGTATTTGTAATTTAAATATGTGCCTTCGTAAATATCTAAATTAGAAAATTTATAAACACCATCTACTGGTGAAATACTTACATCAGCATTATTTACAAAAGAATAACTTGTTCCGTCAACCGTAGTTGTAAATTTTGTTCCTCTTGACATTGTAATAGAAGCACCACTTCCATTATTAATAAGCACATCAATTGTTGCTTGTGAAGATGAAGCACTTCTTGGAGTATAGCCAACTTGTTTTGCTAAAGATACAACACTTGATCTTTGGTCAGCACTATCAAGATACATTTCGTTTGCTAACATATTAGCATTGTAGCCAAGATAGTGTGTGTTGTAAGCAAGAACATCTAGCAAGATATTCATTCCAGAACCTTCAAAATCATAATCAACAAATTCATCTTGTTGCGATAAGAAAGTTTTTAGATTATCTTTGATACCGTCAAAGTCTAATTGTGATATTTCTAATTTAGTTGCCATATTATCTTAATCTTTCTAAAAATGTTTCTACTTGAACTGGTTGAGAGTGATTAACCACATAAAAAGATATTGATACCGAGTATCCATTTCTTTCTAAATTAGGTTTGTTTTTAACTTCAACCAATTTACATCTTGGTTCGTAATTTTTAATTAATAATTCTATTTGTTTACCAATAAAGTGAGTCATTTGAGGAGATATAATTTCAAATAACATACCTCTTAAATTAGACCCGATTTCTGGATGGAAAGGTTTTTCATAATGATTTAAGTTAATAAGATTTCTTACACTTCTTTTTACTGACTCAACATCCAACATTTTTTGAATGTCTTTAGTGGCAGTATTTTGCTGAAAATCTAAATTCAAGTCCTTATAAATTCTCGAACTTCTTTTACTTTGATTTGTTAATTTACCAGCGTCATAACTTGCCATATTTCTCTCCTAATACTATTTATACCGTAATTACCCACCTGCAAAAACTGTATTACTACCAGTTGTCATTGCACCTGCGTCAGCACTATCGCCTATCCTTGCCATTGCTAAACCAACAGCAAAAACTGTATCACTTCCTACTTTAACAGTAGAAGCGTGAGTACCACAAGGTGGTACATTTGGTGGAAAAAGATGAACAACAGTTGGATCAGTTATTCTTGCAACTAATATGCTATTTGCAAATACAGTTGATTGTCCTGGTGTTGCTAAAGTCGTAGTTGCTACACAAGCGTGGCCTGTTGTTAAACTATCTCCTTTTCTGCTTACTGCTGGCACTTCTTTTTCTTTTCCTTAAATAATATGTTCTACCTTTTATCTTATAAACTCTTTTTGGTCTAAATTCAGGTTCATACGGTTTACAAACCCAATCAACTATCTTTTTAAAATAATTCATTGGAGGGTCCTCCTATATTACTTCTTTGTTTTCTTTTTTTTCCTTAATGGTGGTTTAGTTGCCTTAAATTCATTGTAAGCACCTTTTGTTCTCACCATACCATCTGGTGTAGGCACTTTATTTTCATCAATTAGTCTTTGTCTGTTTTTTAAATGTTGTGCTTGAACAGCATCCTTGTCACCACCGTGATAAGCAACAGCGTGTCCTTCTTCCATCAAAGTTGTAGTGACCACTTGCTCGTTAATTGTTCTAAAATCACCTAGAATACGACCAAACTTACCTTTCATGTTTTCTCCCATCTTTGAAACTTGGGAAATTAAGGTTGCTTCTGAGCTTAACAAAGAAGTTAGTCTTTGTTTTGCTGCTTCACCAAAAACTTTTTCAATCCTATCAGATGTTCTTGATTCAGGACAGTCAATTCCAACAATTCTTACTCTTTCGTTTCTTAACCAACAGCCAAAACCTAAATCTATATCAACATCAACGGTATCACCGTCTACCACTTTTAAAATATTTACTTTATATTCATACATACTGGTTTTCCTTTACATTTTTACAATAACTATTTATAAGTGCTTGACGGAACCGTGAAAAAATGATATAATTAACATTAGAGTTTTGATGGAGACGGATAAACTCTGGACGCACGGCCTGGTTAGCGCTGCCAGGCCGCTAACTCCTAAAAAATGAGAACAAAACAAGAACAAGACCATTTTTTTCCATTTTTTTCTTGACTTTTAGCGGTTTTTAGTGTAAAATTATCGTATATTATGAAAAAAAACAGTAAAAATAGTGATTTTTTAAGTGCGACAGTTTGCGCTATTGTGAAAAATCAAAAAATGTTGTATAGTAATAGTATGAAAACAAAAAAAACTTACATTAAGGAGAAAATATGTCAAAAGTAAAAAGTTATTACATGAATGAAGCTGAAAAATCTTCTGATTTAATCATTGATGATTATATTAAAAATAAAATTGACTTTAAAACTGCTAAAAACAAAGTTTTAAAAGTTGAAAATGTTAATTTAATTGATATTGATGAAAACAATGTTGATGAAGTCTTGTTTTATGCAAAAGAAGACTACTACAAAAAATCAAATGCAATGGGAGGATTACAATAATGAAAAAATTTTTAGAATATTTTAGTACTTGTTCTATTGTATTTGGAACATTAATAATTGTCGGCGCTGTTGGTTCTATTGAAACAGATCAATGGTTAAAAGGTGGCGTGCTTGCACTTTTAGGAGTGACAATGTTTATATTATCAATTTATGCACAAGAAGGGAGTAAAGACTAATGAGTAAAATGACACTTGAAGAAGCAATCGCAGTAGGTCAATTGTTAAAAAAAGAACAAGAACAAGAACAGCCATTTATGGTAACTGGTTTATCTGATAAAGAAGATTCAGATGTTGATATTGCTTTAAATTTAGAAGCAGAAAGTAAAAGAGGTAAGTAATGAGTGATTTAACAGAAGTATATACATTTAAAGATGATGTAGGTAAAAACCTATACAGAAAGAAAACTTATTACACGCTTGTTATTGAACAAGATGTATTAGCAAATAACAAAGATGAAGCAGATACAAAGTTTACAGATCATGGTGGTATTAATCATAGTAAAATTACAAAAGATATTACAGACGCCAACGAAGGTATTGAAACTTATATGGTTGACGCTAATTATGCTGAATCAGATACAACAAAGTATATGGGTAAAGTAAAATATGATACTGATACATACAATCAAACTTTAGAGGAAGCAGTTGAGGCAGAAGATATCCATATTGATACTTATGCTGATGAAAACGAACCACATCAATTAACTAAAATTAAATTAGTAGAACAACAAACTGCTAATAATAATCATAGTCAGGATATATAATGATAAACGAAGAAAAATTAGTCACAGCAATTTTAACACAAGCAGTTGAAGACGCTAAATACACAGGCACTAGAAAATTTTATTTAAAACATAAGATTGAAGCAATCAATTGGATTAAAAGTGGCGATCCTGAATTTAAATACTATTGCAGATTACTTAATATAGAACCTAATTATATTCAAAATAAAATTAAAAAATATAGTGATACAAGTATTAGTAAAAAACAAAGACCATTAATAAAACCTATTGTTCAGGCTTTATTAAAAAGTAAAAATTATGAAAGACAAGGACAAGGAAGATAAACAATTACAAGAAGCATTTGATGATGTCTTTAGGTACTCCTTAATTATGGGATTAAAGTTTCCGTGGCAGATGATAGCGGCGACTTTAGTTACCATAGGTTTAAGAATATATAAGACAGTATTAGATGAAGAAGGTTATAAAGGCATGACAGACTCAATAGAGAAAAATTTTGACCATATAGAACCATTTAAAGATGAAACATTACACTAGAAAGGAAACATGAGCAACCCATATGATAAACAAGTAGGCGGAGATCACTATTCTAAAATGAAGATACAACCTGCTGAATTTATAAACAAAAACAAATTACCTTTTGCCGAAGGTAATGCAATTAAGTATATTTGTAGGCATATAAACAAAGGTGGCGAACAAGACCTTGAAAAAGCAAAACACTATATTGATATGATTATTGAAAGAGATTATGGCGATGACGCTGAACAAAGTAAAGTCATGTCAGGATTACCAAAAGGTTATTCGTTTGCTGATAATTCTTTATCAATATCAAGTGATGAAGGTTTACCACAAGATAAAACAGAAGACGAATTAGAAGGTATTAGTATTACCTATGGAGGACCAGATGATTCACAAAGTAAGTGAGTTGTGTAAAAAGATTGATGGTTTAAAAACACAAAGCACAAAACTATATGAATTAAAATATAACAATCCTAAATCACCTGTAAGGGATGCTGAAGTAAATCATATGATAGAAGATATACAGGCAACTTGTAGATTAATTGCAAATGATAAAACAAAATATGAAAAGTAGTATATTAATTATATTGTTTGTATTACTAATAGGCTGTAGTAATGCAAATAAAAAACTAGAAACACACCCTACTGGTGAATTAAACGCATTAGAAAGCTTTTGGGATATTATTGGTAGTGGTAAATTAAAATGATTTACTAACGCCTAATTCAGGTTGTTCAATACAATCTTCTATAACATTATTTACATCATCCACATTGCAAGATATTTTTGTTTTGATACCACAACTATATGTTGTTATTACTACTATTAATAATACTATGGTTTTTTTCATTCTGGAGCTAGCTTAGGTTGGTTTCTGAAGGACGCACACACATACT